ATAAAATCGACAGTTATCAATATGTCGAAGGCGACAACGTAGTAAGAATGGTAGGGGATATGCTTCCTCGCTATGTTTACTGGTTGAAAGGCGAAAACGGTAAGAATTTACCATTCGAGTGTCTATCATTCGATAGAGATTCAGAAGCATTTACCAACGTAGAAAAAGACTGGGTTAGAGAATATCATCCAGAACTTAAATGCGGTTGGTCTTATGCAATCCAATGTATCCATGACGGAAAAGTCAAAGTACTAAACCTAAAGAAAAAACTACTCGAGCAGATTATGGTAGCAGCAGAAGATCTTGGTGATCCAACTGATCCAACTACTGGCTGGGATGTTTACTTTAAGAGAGTAAAAACTGGACCTATGGCTTATAATGTTGAATATCAACTACAAGCTCTCAAGTGCAAACCAAGAGAGTTGAATGAATCTGAAATGGAACTCATTGCAGAACTTAAGTCAATGGACGAAGTACTTACTCGACCAACAGCGGATGCACAGAAAGAACTACTCGACAGACTAAGAGAAGGCGCAAGCAACTCTACACCTGACGAAACTGTTTCTGACGAATTCGATATTTCTTAGGAGAGTATTATGCTTACAGTAGGAAATAAATACCCAAGATTTAGTATGCAAGGCTGCAATGATACAAATGATTTCATTCAAGCTGATGTGCTACTAAATGAGTGGACAGTAATGTACTTTTACCCAAAAGACTTTACATTTATATGTCCAACCGAAATTGTAGATATGGATAAACTTGTCGACTATGCTGATGTTATCGGTGTAAGTGGAGACAATGAATTCTGCAAAAAAGCTTGGAAAGAATCCAACCCAGCCCTTAATAATATTCAACACATACTATGTGCAGATTCTGGACTTGTTCTAGGAAATAAACTGGGTATTGTTGATGAGGCTAATGGAGTACACTACAGAGCAACATTTATAATTGACCCTGAAGGAATAATCCAGCATGTATCAGTAAATGCGTTAGATACAGGAAGAAACGCAGATGAAACTTTACGAACACTACAAGCCTTACAGGCTGGTGGTCTTACAGGATGTTCTTGGACACCTGGGGATGAGTTCGTAGGATGATCTTATTTACCGCAGATTGGCATATTAAACTCGGACAGAAGAATGTACCAGTAGCTTGGGCTTGCTCACGCTATCAGTTGTTTTTCGACCAAATTTATAATCTTGAAAAAGATGTTGATTTGCACATCATTGGTGGGGACTTGTTTGATCGAGTTCCCAGCATGGATGAACTAAGTCTTTACTTTGACTTTGTAAAGAATGTAGGCGTTCGTACTATCATTTATGATGGTAATCATGAGGCAACTCGTAAGAACAAAACGTTTTTTACAAATTTAAAAAAAGCAACAACAAGTATTAATCCTCTAGTAGAAGTAATAGATGAAGAATATAGTGAAAATGACTGGACAATACTACCTTATGCAGACTTACATAAAGCTAAGAGTATAGAAGGTGTAGAAGATAGTATATTGTTTACTCATGTACGAGGAGAAATACCCCCTCATGTACAACCCGAAGTAGACTTGAAAAGATTTGATAAGTTTAAAACAGTATTTGCAGGAGACTTACATGCTCATAGCAATACACAAAGAAATATAGTATACCCCGGCTCTCCTATGACTACAAGTTTTCATAGAAAGAAAGTAGAGACTGGATACTTATTAATAGATGAAAATAATGAATGGCAGTGGACATGGCATAAGTTTGACTTGCCACAGTTACTTCGTAAAACAGTTACAGATCCAATCGAAATGATTCAAACAGAATGGGATCATACAATCTATGAGATTGAAGGTGATGTTGCTGATCTAAGTGGTATCAAAAATAGTGAACTACTAGATAAAAAAGTTATAAGAAGAAAAACAGAGGCAACTTTAATATTAGGACAGGATATGACAATGGAAGAAGAATTGGCAGAATACCTAAGTTATATACTAGAGTTGGATGAAAGTAAAACAAAAAATATATTAGGAGTGTTTAGTGATTACGCTAAAGAAGCTGGAGTGGAGTAATTGTTTTAGTTATGGTTCAGAAAATATACTTGACTTAAATGACAGTATAGTTACTCAGCTAGTCGGAACAAATGGAACAGGAAAAAGTTCAATCCCGTTAATACTTGAAGAAGTATTATTCAATAAAAATTCAAAAGGAATTAAAAAAGCAGATATACCAAATCGTGAAGTCAATAATGGCTATGATATCTCTTTGTCTTTTTCTGTCAACGAGGATGAGTACTTAATTGATGTTGTTCGCAGGGCAAGTATAAAAGCAAAACTATATAAGAACGAAGAAGATATATCTAGCCATACAGCAACTGCTACATACAAGACACTTGAAGAAATAATTGGAATTGATTTCAAAACTTTTTCACAGATTGTATATCAGAATACTAATGCTAGTTTACAGTTCTTAACTGCTACTGACACAAACCGTAAGAAGTTCTTAATTGACCTTTTGCAATTAGATAATTATGTAAAATTCTTTGATGTTTTTAAAGAATTATCACGAAATTTATCTGGAGACGTTTCTCGCATACAGGGGAAAATTGACACAATCGATAAATGGTTATTAGATAATTATTTGGAAGATACATCACTACTTTCGAAAATGGAATTACCATTTTATTCAGAAGAAGATGAAGAAACTTTACGTTCTTTACAAATAGAGTTTGAAAATATCTCGGAAATCACAAAAAAGATTAACCAAAATAATTCATACAAAAGCCAGTTAGAGTCTATTGATTTAGGACTTGCGAAAGAGTATGTTAGTACTACAGAATGGCAGGACGCAGAACCTTTAATATTAGAGATGGGAGAAGTTAAATCACAAGGTAGTGAAGAAACTCGCATGGTAAAAAAGTATACCGACTTATTAGAGGTAGATGATGCAGGATGTCCAACTTGTGGTGCAGATATAGATTCTACATTTATTCAACAAGAGTTAAGCAGACACGAAAACACAAAAGAGTTATATAGTATAAAACTAGAGACATTGAATGAAGATCTTGCTGAAATAAACAAAGCTAATAAAATGCTTGGAGAAATGCAACAGAGAATCAATACTTGGGAAAGCATATACAGAAGTATAGATCATACTTTACCAAACGAATTACCTAATGATACCGAGTTGAGTAGTAAAATAACAAAGTTAAAAGCTCGTATCAGAGATCGTAGGAGTAGAGTAGAAGAAGTAATTGCAGAGAATGAAAGAATAGAAAGACATAATACAAGACTTGCAATTATAGAAGAACAACAAACAGATTTTGAGAATCAACACACAAGTTTAACAACTGAAATAACAGAAGTAGAAAATAAACTTGGGCATGTTGAAATTCTAAAGAAAGCATTTAGCACTAACGGGCTACTTGCTTATAAGATCGAGAATCTAGTAAAAGATCTCGAAGTATTAACCAATGAATATCTTGCAGAATTATCAGACGGCAGATTCAGTTTAGAATTTGTAGTCTTAAATGATAAATTAAATGTAGAAATAGACGATAATGGTAAAACAGTAGATATACTAGCTTTGAGTGCTGGAGAATTAGCACGAGTTAATACATCCACTCTTTTAGCCATTCGTAAATTAATGAGTAGTATTTCTAAGTCAAGAATAAATGTATTATTTCTTGACGAAGTTACCAATGTACTAGATGAGCAAGGAAAGGAACGACTAGTAGAATTATTATTAGGAGAAGAAAATTTGAATACTTATATAGTATCACATGGTTGGACACACCCACTGTTGTCCAAAATAGATATAATAAAAGAAGAAAAAATAAGTAGGCTCGAACTTGGTTAATCCTAGACAGAAGGGTAATCGTGGCGAGCAGCAAGTTATATCTATAATGGATAGACTTACGAATGAAACATGGACACAGACACCTGGATCTGGTAGTGGGAAAATAAAAGGTGATCTTATGGTTCAAGATAAGCACAATCTTTTTACTGTAGAAGTTAAATTCTATAAAGAATGTGGGTTTAATAGTAAGATTTACACACAAAAAAGTAATAATCTTTTTAAGTGGTGGAGTAAACTATGTAAACAAGCGCAACAAATGGAACAAGAACCGCTTCTCATTTTTCGTGAGAATCATGGTAAGTTCTTTGCAGCGACAGTAAGAAAACCAAAAAATACATTGCAGTATATGCATATCGCCTGGCTAGGTGCATATATACTAATTGCAGAACACTGGCTAGAAAAAGAGGAGACACAGTTTACAAATGGCAATCACATTCTCAGACCTTGGGAACCCAGCCCCGATTGGAAACTTGCTGATAGTTGATGGACTTAACATCGCATTTAGGTGGAAACATCAAGGTGTAACAGACTATAAATATGATTATGTAAGGACAGTAGAAAGTCTAGCAAAATCATATAATGCAGGCACAATCGTAATAACAGCGGATGGTGGAAGTTGGTATAGAAAAGAAATATTACCAACATACAAGGCAAATCGAAAAGAAAAGTATGCAGAACAAACTCCTCAAGAAGAAAAAGAGTTTGCTATGTTTATGGCAGAGTTTAGTAATACTCTAAAATTACTCGAAGAAAAATATCCAGTCTTTCAATTCAAAGGAGTTGAGGCTGATGATATTGCAGCATACATTAGTATGAATCTTGATAAGTATGGACTAGACGAATGTTGGATGATTTCATCTGATAAAGACTGGGATTTACTTATTAATGAAAAAGTTTCTCGTTTTAGTACAGTTACTAGAAAAGAAACTACAATACATAATTGGGATGAACATTACGATTTTGAGATCCCCGATTATATTACATTCAAATGCTTGTGCGGCGACAAGGGAGACAATGTTCCAGGAATACCTGGGATTGGTCCAAAACGCGCAGTACAGCTAATGGAACAATATGGAGACGTTTTTGATATCTATAGCGCTTGTCCGATTGAAGGCAAGTATAAGTATATTCAGAATCTTAACGAAAATGCAGAACAACTTCTAATGAATGTTGAACTTATGGATTTAGTTACTTATTCTGAAACAGCTATAGGAAAAGAAAACACAGAGGTTATTAACACAACTTTAAAAAGGCACTTAGATGAAAATAGATTATAGTAAAGACTTACTCTTAACAGAGTTTAGTCATAGAACACTAGAGGACAGATATTTGGTAGGAGACGAAGTTAGTCCACAACAGGCTTTCGCTCGAGCAGCAAAAGCCTTTGCAGATGACGAAGATCATGCACAAAGACTATACGATTACGCAAGTAATTTATGGTTTATGTTTTCTACCCCTGTGCTTTCAAATGGAGGCACAGAAAGAGGTATGCCTATCTCATGTTTTCTAAATTACGTAGAAGATAGCAGAGAAGGTATTACAGATCATTACACAGAAAATGCGTACTTATCTTCCTTCGGAGGAGGTATAGGAGGCTCATGGAGTGCAGTAAGATCACAAGGAACTTCAACTTCAAAAGGCTCAGAGTCTACAGGTGCAATTCCTTTTATGAAAGTAGTAGACTCAGAAATGTTAGCTTTTTCACAAGGAGTTACAAGACGAGGTAGTTATGCAGGTTATATGCATATTACACATCCTGAAGTAGAAGAATTTTTAGATATTCGTAAGCCTACGGGCGGGGATATCAATCGTAAGTGTACAAACTTACATCATGGTGTAGTCATAAGTGATAAATTTATGGAAAC